TCGAAAGAATCGCAAAAGAGCGAAGAAAATCAACAGGTGAAGATGTTAAGTGGTCTGGTGTACTGCGAGAGATTTTAGATGACTTCATGAAAAAGATTATTTTTTAATCCTTTTCTTTTCACATCGAAGATAATAAAGTAGAGTTTTACGAACAATCACGGAGGTCGAATGGAAACTCTTAAACAAAACTGTATGGAAGAATGTTGGCGAGATGTTATGAACATAATATTCAAACAAGCACACAAATTTAACAGACTGTATGGATACGATTTTGATGAGCTTGTTTGTGTGGGCAATCTGGCAGTGATGCAAGCTTATGACACACATAAAAAAGAGTTTGCCTCATTTATTACATGGGCACATATTTGCGTGAATAATGCCATGTTGCAATATCGCAATATGGAAAACAAATCACAACAATGCAAAATGGAATTGATGAATCGTGAATCTCATCATCACAATGTTTCATCATCACCACTAATCGATTTACTGGATGAGCTGGATGATGATGGTAAAACAATCGTGCAACTCATTCTGAATACACCGAGTGATTTGCAAAATTTGTTGGCGAGCACTGGCGGCAGCATCAGACATATAAAAAAGAATGTCGTCAAGTATCTCATCAATCTTGGATGGGGACGTGCTCGAATCAAAAGGTCTTTCAAAAAAATACAAATTGCAACCGTTGGATAAGTCATGAGCAAGTTGTACGAATTTCAAAAACAAGGCGTTTCTGAATTACTGAAACATAACGGAAGAAATCTTTTGGCAGATGAAATGGGCTTGGGTAAAACTATCCAAGCCCTTTTTTATTTGAAAAAAATGCCAGACGATGGCCTGACAATAGTCATTTGTCCAGCAAGTATAAAATGGGTCTGGCGAAGTGAGGCACTCAAACACGTTAGAATGAAATCGAAAATACTACACGGCAAATTCAAAGACGACTCAAAATTCAATCCGAGCAGCAAACGAAGAATCATCATTATCAATTATGATATTCTCAATAGCTGGTTGCCATTTCTAAAAAAACTAAAACCAAACACAATCATCATCGATGAATGTCATTATCAAAAAAACAGAAAAGCACAACGAACCAAAGCGGTGCGAAAACTCGCAAGAAAAGTACCACACATTATTGCAATCAGCGGCACACCTCTTACGAATCGGCCGGCAGAACTTTACACCACACTTAATCTGTTGTGGCCTGAGCACTTTAATTCCTTCTGGACTTATGCATTTCGATACTGCAAACCATACAAAAGTAATTGGGGATGGGTTTTTAGCGGCTCACGGAATCGCAAAGAACTGCATCAAAAATTAAAAAGTCTCGGAATGATTCGACGACTGAAAAAGGATGTTTTGACCGAACTTCCCGAAAAAATAAAAGAGATTGTGCCGCTGAGCATACAAAATCGAAGTGAATATAAAAAAGCAACGAATAACTTTATTGCATGGTTGTCTGAGAAGTCAAAAAGCAAAGCGAAGAGAGCGAAGAGAGCAAAAAAATTAGTACAAATCGGTTATCTAAAACGACTGGCTGCCGAACTAAAAATGAAATCTGTTTTGGAGTGGGTGGATAATTTTCTCGATTCCAACGACGGCAAAATCGTTTTGTTCTGCTCGCATAAAAGTATCTTGAAAGAACTGCATAGAAGATACAAAAATATTTCCGTTGCTGTCGATGGTTCTGTCAAAGACGACGAACGAAAGCGTGTCGTCAATCGATTTCAAAAAAACAAAAAAATCAGAATCTTCATCGGAAACATAATCGCCGCTGGCACGGGCATCACACTCACCGCTGCCAGTACCGTTGCTTTTGTTGAGCTTGACTGGTCACCCGGAAATCATGAGCAAGCGGAAGACCGCATTCATCGCATTGGACAAAAATGTGTTTCCAATATTTACTATCTTGTTGCCAAGAATACAATTGAGGAACATCTCTATAAAATAATACAAGCGAAACAAAAAGTTTTGTCCGCCATATTGGATGGCGGTAGTGAAAAGAATGTATTGAGCACATACAAACTATTGAAAAAACAAATACTCAGTCAGAAAAAACACGGAAAGAAAGAAAAATGACAAAAAGCAGATTGCGAAGAAAAACACTCAGTATTCGTAGCACGTCGATACTTTATATCAAAAACGTGCCAAACGAAATCAAAGCACAATTCAAAGCCTATTGTGCAAGACGACAAATATCCATGACCGATGCTATAATAAAAATGATGCGTGAAAAAATTGGCAATGCCTCGCACGGAAATAAAAAATGAATTTCATCGACATACTAAAAGATTTGAATATCGCCACGGCACCAGAAGGTCATGAGCACACACGACCCGGATGGATACAATTCGATTGTCCATTCTGTGGCAAAGGCACCGATAAATTTCACATGGGATATTCTTTATCTGGTGGTTTTACAAATTGTTGGAGATGTGGTTCGCATTCTGCCGCTGCCGCTCTGGTTGAAATTACCGGATTGTCTTTTGGTGAAATCAAGAAACTTTTGAAAGACGTTTTACCGGAAACAATTGCGGAGGTCAAACGCAAAGGCAAACTTGTAGTGCCAATGGGTGTTGGTAGACTTCTTCCTGCACACAAAACATATTTGAAATACAGAGATTTGAATTATAAAAAACTTGAACGACTTTGGCAAATAAAAGGACTTGGAATTGCAGCCGAACTTTCATGGAGAATTTTCATACCTGTTTTTTTTCATGGCGAAGTTGTTAGTTGGACAACTCGTTCAATCGGTGACATCGACAAACGTTACATCCATGCCAATACACAACAAGAATCCATGAACAGAAACGAATTATTATATGGTGAAGATTTTTGTCGTCATGCTATTATAATTTGTGAGGGTCCTGTGGACGTTTGGAAAATAGGGCCCGGTGCAACCGCTCTTTTGGGACTTAACTACAGTCAACAACAATTTCAAAGGATTCTAAAATATTCTCTGCGTGCAGTTTGTTTTGACAACGAACCTGAGGCACAGCGTAGAGCAAACATGTTAGTTGATGACCTTTCCGTTTTTCCTGGTGACACATACAATATACAACTTGACAGTGATGATGCAGGATGTGCCTGCGAAAAGGAATTAAAAAGAATCCGAAAACTACTGCATCGATGATAATAACTTTATCGAGAAAAATTATATGTGACACGGAGGTTATGAATAATGCATTTGGAAGATATTGATTACAGACCCGTAACCATAAATAAAATGACTTATGATGTTCTGTTGAAAGAAAAAGAACGTGCAGGACTTTTGTCACTGTACAACTTTTATTGTTACACCGCAATATGGCAAAAAACAAATCAACCGAAATGCACTGTTGATTATGCTGCCAAAGGTTTGAACATTTCAACCACAAGAATACGCAAATACAGGAAGAAACTAATTGCACTTGGTTTAATTGAAGATGTTATTACCAAAAACAAAAAAGGAATCGTTATTGGACATTTCGTGAAGGTGCAATACTATAACAGCACAACGCAAATAAACCACCCTCCACGTTATCCAGAGGGTGGACTTCTCCAGAGGGTGGATAACGTAGAGTCAAATGCTTATAGAACTAATAGTAAAAATGCTTATAGAACTAATAACTATCGTGACGATTTGAAAAATCGTCGTGTGCTCGTAGAATTAGAAGATGATTTTTACAACAGCACAGCAAAACATTTTAATCTTTTTGTACAGAAAAGAAAATTATTCAAAGCAAAAATAAGAACATCGACATGGACAAAGATTCTTATCGAGCTGCACATAAAAGATAACTATACGAAAGCACAAATAAAACAAACAATCGACTGGTATAAAAAACATCACAAAGAAAAATACACACCAAAGATTTATAAAGTAAAAGATTTACAAGAAAAGTTTCCACAAATTATTGAAGCAAAAAAACGTGATGAAGAATCAAAGACACCAGCGATTGTAATTTCTAAAACCGCACAAACAATATTTAACACACTGACAAAAAACAACCGAAGCTGGCCCAAAGGAAGTCAAAAGAAACTCGCCGAAACGATACAAATATCACTGACAAATTATGAGTGCTTTTTCAAACAACATAAAAGACTGCTCAAAGATTACAAAACAAAAACAACCGCAGTCGGTAAACAAGTTTATCGATTCGCTGCAAAATATCTGAAATATCAATTTCACACACCCAACGATTTTATCGTCTGGTGGTTTGATATGATTTGGGAGCAAATATGCAACTGGAAAAGTTGGAGTGGCAATCTGTCAAGTTATGTTTTTGATATTGATGTTCAACTGCTCAGTAATTTGGGCGAAGGATGGGCGATGGAGTGGTGTTCTGATGTTCAATGCTGGCATCGATATGTCAAAGCAGTCAAACGATATGAAAAACGACGGTAACGACGTCGTTTGACGCGGAACGTCGGTTATTGACGTCATAATGCGTGTTTTCAAATAACGCACAGGAATCGATTGTGGTGCGTCTGACAGATACGTCGAAATCGTCGAAAAACGACGATAATAACATGACTGAAATGAGAATCGAAAACAACAGGAAAAGAAGTTGTATATGAGAATACGAAAAAGAAATCGAGTTGAAGAGCGACGAATTTTAACGGCGATGATTGTTGACGGAATTGTACTCGGTCACATATCATCGAAATGGAATAAACAACTATTCAAAACACGTTGGGCGAATCTTATAGGCGGCTGGTGCGTGAAGTATCACAACAGGTACAAAAAGGCACCCATGAAACAAATTGAAAGTCTTTACGAATCGTGGTCCGCAAAATCCAACAGCGAAGAAACGGTCAAACTGATTGAGCGTTTTCTTTCCTCGCTATCGAACGATTATGAAATTCTAAAAAATGATTCTAACAGTGACTACATTCTTGATTTGGCTGGAAGATATTTTAACAGAGTTAGAATCGAAAATACAATTGCAGCCACACAATCGCATTTGGATATTGGCAGCACAGAAGATGCTGATGAGCAACTCACATCATACAATCGAATTGAATTAGGTGTTGGTACTGGCATCGATGTTTTTCAGGATGAAATGGCCATAAAAGAAGCTTTTGAAAGCAGACAAAAACCACTGCTGGTTTATAAGGGTGCTCTTGGAAGATTTTTCGGTGGTGCTCTGGAACGTGATGCACTCATTTCTTTTATGGCTCCAGAAAAACGAGGCAAAACATTTTGGTTATTGGATGTTGCATACAGAGCTATGCAACAACACCGAAAAGTTGCCTTTTTCGAAGCGGGTGACATGAGTCAAAATCAAATCATGCGACGATTGATGGTGCGTGTGTCTCAACATCCAATGAAACGTTCTTTGATTTATTTTCCGAAAGTTCTTGAACGCAATGGCGAAGAAAAATGTGCCAGCGTAGAACGTGAAAGAATACGATTCAAAAAAGGATTGAGTTACAAAATTGCAAAAAGGGCGTGCAAGAAACTGATGACATCGAAATTAAAAAGCAAGGAATCGCTTTTCAAACTTTCCTGTCATGCCAACTCCACTCTTTCAGTCTCAATGATAAAAAGCACTTTGCAAAGTTGGGAGCGTGACAACTGGATTCCAGATGTTATCGTTATCGATTACACCGACATTTTGGATATGAATTATCCCGGACTTGAAGGTCGTGACCGAATCAATGAAACTTGGAAACAACTTCGAGGACTATCACAGACATATCATTGTCTGGTTGTTACAGCCACGCAATCTGATGCCACAAGTTACAAGGCAAACACTCTGAACAAAAGCAACTTCTCCGAAGACAAAAGAAAAAATGCACATGTTAACGGTATGATAGGAATAAATGCCAGCAAAGACGAACAGGAAAACGGACTGATGAGATTGAATTGGGTTGTTCTTCGAGAGTCTGAGTTTAATGAAGATTTTTGTGTACATGTGGCAACGTGTTTGGGACTTGCAAATCCATCAGTAATGAGTTGTTTCTAAGGAGTAAAATATGGATAACGAAAGCGATAACAGAACGATTGAAGACTTTGTTGAAGACATGGTATCAGATGGACGTTCACTTTTTCAAATACAAGTTGTTGCGGTGAATACACGATGGGCGAACAAATTGGAAGAAATTATGAATTATTCAAAAAAGTTGTTCGAAAAACTTGGTCATGTATGATAATATCTGTAGAAACAAACATTTTGTAAAATCGTACATCTGAACAACTTTTGGAAAGGAAAGTAAAATGCTGAAGATTTCAAGAAAAACCGCTGTAGCTTTGTTCGAGGCGTTGGGCTACAAAACCTGTGGCAAATGGAACAGTGCAAAAATGAACAAAAAGTTGGCTGAATTGCCAAACACAGTCGCCGATGGTGTTGTGTTGGAAAATGTTGCTCTGAATGATTTGTTGAGTGACATTCTCGCCAGTGAGTTTCCATGTATTCTGGATGTGGAAACCAACAAGAAATCCAAATGCAAGAAGGAAAAAGCTGGTTTGTTCTCCAGTATGAACGATAACGATGACGACGATGACGACGACGATGACGACGACGCAGAAGAAGAAGAAAAGCCAGCAAAGAAAAAGGTCAAGAAAAACAAAAAGAAAAAGCCCTCCAAGAAAAACGGAAGTGTTCGAATACATTTACCCAAAGCCTCTTCTGTAGAAGAGGAAAAGGCTGTCAAAAAGGAAAAGGCTGTCAAAAAGGAAAAGACTGTCAAAAAGGAAAAGACTGTCAAAAAGGAAAAGACTGTCAAAAAGGAAAAGACCGGACGTGACCGATTTGGTGCCAAACTCGATTCGGTAACAGCTCGATTCAATGCGGCACTCAGCAAGAAAACAAAAAGTATGAAAGACCTGATGGCCGAGTCCAACATCACACGAAACTACACCGACCATGCGAGAAAACTTGTTGAGCGTGGTTTTATCGTTGAGGATGAAAAAGGTTTCAAAATAAAATAAGCAAGTGAAGGAAGAGAGTGCAGAACAAAATTCTGTACTCTCTTCTTTTGCTATCGTCTCATAATTTTAAGGAGAAAAGATGAGAATTTTATTGGTGGATGTTGATACTAAAATTCCCAATCTGGCTTTACATAAGCTGAAAAAATATCATGAGGACAGAGGTGATGTGGTCACACAAATTAGAGACCGAAAAAACACGCTGCCAATCACAATTAAAACTTATGATAAAATTTACGTGTCTTGCATTTTCGATTATCACAAACGACAATGCCAGAAGTGGGAGGGCATTGCTGAAATAGGTGGCAGTGGTTACAGCATAACAAAAAAACTCCCGGATGAGATTGAAGAAATCAAACCGAGAATCAATCAAGGATTCACGACCAGAGGCTGCATTCGTAATTGTTATTTTTGCGTGGTGCCAAAAAAGGAAGGCATGATTAGAGCAATTGGAGACGTATACGATTTGTGGGACGGCAAGTCCAAGCAAATTATTATAATGGACAATAACATTCTTGCTCTGCCTAAACACTTCATGAAAGTTAGCGAACAAATCAAAAAGGAAAATCTTATCGTCGATTTCAATCAAGGTCTTGATTTCAGATTATTGACCGATGAAATATGTATTCGTCTTCTATCATTGAAACACCGATGGGGCAACATGCGTTTTGCATACGATGATATTGCTTACACGAAAAGTGTTTTGAAAGCATTGAAAATGTTGGAGAAACACGGATTGAAAAAGTGGAGCACAAGATGGTATGTTTATGTTGGTACAAAAGACACGGTGGACACGGTGGTGCAAAGAGTCAATCTATTGCGAGAGTGTAATCAGCTTGCCTTTGTGATGTGTGATAGACAGGTATGCGATAAGTCATATCCACTTTTCAAAGAGTTTCAGGAACTGTATGCATACAGTTCCGCACCACACATATTCGTTAACACTCCGTACTATCCGGGCGTAATGAAGGCCAAAATTTCACGGGAAATAAGAAAAGGATTTTTCTAAGGTGAGAAACAGACCTAAAAAAATGGGACTTTTGTCACGAACAGCAATTAACAAATTGTCCAGAGCAATTACAAACACCGAGATTCCGGTTTTGGAAGAGAGTGATTTGTATATGTCTTTTGTTGTGACTGACGAACAACGTGCCATCATCGAAGATGCACTGGCGGAACAGGACGGAAACAATTTGACGGAGCAATTGATATGTCTGATAGAGAAAAGAAAAAAGAAGAAGCGAATATAACATACAGAAGAGCAGTCAACAGTGATTTGGATAACATAAAATACTTTGTTGATTACTGGTTGGCTGGTCGTGCTAAAAATGCTGGCGTGGAAAATGCAGGCAACGATTATTTTGTCACATCAGGACAGCACAAAGGATATTTGAAAGGCAGCATCATTTTACTGGCTCTTATAAATGATAAAATTGTTGGGTGGGCCGTAAAAGGAACCAACAACGTGCTGATTCATTTGTTGATTGCCGCTGATACACGTGGCATGGGTATTGGTTCGGCAATGTTGAAGCAACTGAATCCGGACATTATTCGCAGCAAGTCCGACCAACAAACCGGCGACCCGGCATCGTTTTATGAAAAACATGGATACGCTTTATTCTCTTCGACGGTATCGAAAATTGGCAAGAAAAGCAATATCGATTTAATGGTGAAGAACAGAACTAAAAAGTAAAGCAAACAAACAAAGGAAACGAAACAATGAAAATGAATAGAGAAGAACTATTGACAATGGTTGGGTTGGTATTGCCAGGCACATCGGAAAAGGATAACGTGGAGCAATCTTCCTGTGTTATCTTCAAGGACGATTATTTGCACACATACAACGATGAGGTGTCATGCTCACTAAAAGCAAAAACTGGCATCAGCGGTGCGGTGAAAGCAAAGCCACTTGTAAGTGTTTTGCAACGAATGACAGAAAATGAAGTTGATATTGAAGTCGGTGAAGGCGAGTTGTTGATTCGTGGCAAAAGAAGACGATGCGGTATTCGTATGGAAAGCGAAATTCTGCTACCCATCGAATCGATTAAGCCACCAAAGGAATGGAAAAAGATTGATGAGAAGCTCATCGAAGCCATCGGTTTAGTAAGTTACTGTGCAGGCAAAGAAACGGAACAATTTGCATTATCATGCGTTCACATTACCAGCGAATATGTGGAAGCGATGGACAATTTTCAGTTGGGCAAATATAAAGTCTTCAGCGACATCGAAAAGTCAATTCTAATTCGTCGTGATTCACTCAAATCAATTTTGACAATGGGCGCAATAGAATTAGGCGAGACGAAAAACTGGATTCACTTTCGAAACAAAAAGGGATTGATTGTGAGTTGTCGGCGATACATCGATGAGTTTCCAAAAACGAAAGCACTGTTCAAAGTCAAAGGCAGCAAGTTACTGATTCCCAAAGGCATAAGGACGGAAGTTGAATTAGCCGAAATCTTTTCTTCCGAAAATGATAATTCCATGATTGAAATACATCTGACCAAAGACAATATAAAAGTCATGGGCAGAGGTGATAGTGGATATTACACTGTTGACAGAAAAACGAAATA